CGCCTATGTCGCCACGTTTGACGCGGTTTATCTTTATACTCAGCCCCAATTCACGACATGATTGCAATAGCGCATTCGTGTCCATGTCGCGGTCGAGTCCATCGTCTCCAAAGTACAACCCGAGCCTATCCCAGGCTTGTGCCGCATTGAGGTACTTTCCATCTGGGCCAAGGGTGCCTCTGTTGGCTTTAAACGACTTGAACGCGTTCAACAGAGCATTATGGGATGATGTTTGACCTGACCCTGAACCTCGGTTGAACACGATGTTCGCGTTTTGTCCCCACTTGGACACAGCCTTCAGAGGCGAGATTTCCAAATCTTCCAGGAACTCCTCCCCGGCCTGACGCACAATGGTGGCGATGACACTGCCGTGTTGGGATCGTTCATTTTCCAGCAGGTCAGAGTGAAACTCGGGCTTATAAAGGGCAAGCATGACTTGCTCTTCAAGTACGCGGGCCGCTAAGGCGACGGTCCCGTCGAAGAAACTAGCGTCAGTGTCGTCGATCGTATTCACAGCACCAATGCAAAGATTGCTGACTTTGCGTGCGATTTGGCTCGGGGTCATGCCGACACAATACCAGTGCAAATTCTTGAGATGTTCCATGTATGGATACATGTATGACATGTAGTCCATCTTGCGTTTCTCCTTGAAGGTGACAATGGGGCGCTTCGTCTTAGCCTTCTGATACGCCTCGTTTTTATCCTCAAGGCCGGCAAGTGGAGATTCATCGTCAAGGGTGACCGCATGCATGATCTGGGCGTGTTGCGCAGGTCTATCCATGCGTTCCCATATCTCATCAAAGTCTGCTGGTATGAGACTATGTTTGGCGTCACCAGCCACGAGCAGCGCAAACTCATGGATACACTCCAACATATGTGGAGATAAGGTTTTAATCGCCGTTGCCGGGTAGCTCATGCGGTTAGCGATCATATCCACAATCGCAGCATTGCCACGTACGCCGACAAAACCGCCATTGACGATAGGACTCATGAAAGCTTGCATTGGCGGGGGAAGGTCTTGGTTGTACCGCTTCGGATCGAACTGGTACGCACGTACCGAATCGGAAAGAGGGCACACATAATCCGCAGGGCGGGGCGCCGCGTGCGTGTGGTAATCCGTCAACATGACTGCTTCCTTTTTCGTGACCTTTAGGGCGGATTCGACCGTAGGCACTTGCAAGGTCTGCTTGTACACCTTGGTCATCGAGTGCAACATGTCATCATCCGATGCCGCGATGGTGGCAGAATTGTACTGCCCCGCCACGCCAGTTGAAACGAACATCCCTTTTGGGGTCATTATGCGAAGGCGTAGCCAACCATCGGGCCCGCATGGACGTAAACGTTGCAGCCTAGGTCCCGGAAGCGTTGAGGCCACAATCGCAGGCAAGCCGCAGAAGTGCTTCAACGGCGCCAGCAAAACTAGGTAGCGGTGTGGGCCCATGCGACGCTTCTCAACTAAGTAAACGGTCACATGGGTAGGGACACCTGTTCCGGGCGCATAACGTATGGCAGTCACATTGTCACCAGCATAATTCCACACATCATGCTCGTACTCTGCGCCACCGCTGTAAGTATACCGTATTTTCCCCTCACTGGTAAATGTGAAGGTGCTCTCTTCATCATCGTGGGTCAATGCCTCAGGGATGATGGTGTACAGTATCACTGGCCGTGCCACGACAGCCAGGAAACTGGGCATCTCCATGTAGTAATCGGTATCAATGATCACAGGAACATGGATGTCCAACAACTCATCAGTTCTTGGAGTTGCCATAAAATCTTTCACCCAATATATGTCACGGCTCCCAGCGTATCCTTTTTCCTGATCGCTGCGTGACATTTGGATGAAGTATGGTTCTTTTCCCACCCAACGCGTAAACTCCACAGCAGTACGACTAGCTGTGGAGCGTTGCTGCGCCATTAGGGGGTGCGTGTGCACTTCCGCAGCAGGTCGCTCGCAGGTTGGGGTACGATTGAAATGGGCTCGCAGATTACTGGCCGAGATCAAGTACTGGGTACCATACTTAGACAAGTACCACGTGCGGACGTCACGACACGTGTTAGCAATGGCCATGGAGGCATTCACAGCTGTGACATGCCACACAAACTCAATCGCCGCGGTGACCGCACTTCTGTTTCTGAGGGCACAAATAACAGAGAGGGCGAGGGCGAGAGTGAGGAAACGACGATTCCTACTGGTAAGTAAACCAGCTACAAACCGAATGGTCGTTTGGGCGCACGAAGCGCCAATGGTCCTCGCTGCCTGGTACAGACCAAGGCAACGGGATAAGAGGACACGCAAATTAGTAATCAACATGGTTGAG